CTTAGTTCCTGATGCAGGAGGGTTAACCAATGTAGGGTTATTCGTTGCAGCGTTCCACAATCCTTGGTAGTTGACATTACCAATCAACGCATCATTAATCTGAGCCAACGGAACCTTGCCATTGCCATCTAGCGATGCATAGCCGTTCGGTTGTCCTTTCTCAGATGTTACCTGATAAGTCGAGTTATCGTAGCTTATCGTTGTGCCATTTGCCTTGACAAAGCCTGTGCCGTTGAGTTGGTTCTGCTTGTTATTAAATGTACTCCAATCAGTCGAAGACAACGCTCCTCTGTTTGTTGCAGAAGCCGTAGGCAAGTTAAATGTATGCGTATCGGTAGCACTCGCAATGTTAAAGTTCGTTCCATTTGTACCTACTGCAAAGAACTGAACTTGGCTAGTCAATCCGTTTAATGCCGTAAGACCTGTGGTGAATGTGGTTATAACTTGGCAAAGGTGACCATTCTCAGTATGTAGAGTAATTGTTCTGCCAGCAGTAGTAACATAAATGCGAATAGCTAATCTATCCGTTAAAGTCAGCGTGGTTTGTGGAACTGCTAAAGCACTAAAATAAGCCTCTATTTGTGTGCCATCGTTGATTAACTTAGGAGAGCCACTATTGGATGCAATTAGGCTAAAAGTTGTTCCATCGTACTTATACAACTCAAGATAAAAGGTTGGAGAACCTCCACCGCTTGATGCCTCAAAGTAAGTTTCAAAATTCCAGTTACCAGCAGGAATAACTAATAAAGATGGGTCGTTTGCATCTGTTAAAAACGAAGCAATGTAACCATTTGAGTTTCTAGTAAAGTCAGTACCTGCTCCGATAATCGGAGTCTTATTCATCTCGTAGTAAGTGACTCCGCCAATCGTTCCTTGGTTAACAGAGCCATTTAAGTAGTAGCTAACAGATGCTCCTCCACCTTCGCCGCTAGTTGGTAGCGTTGCCAAAACACCATCACCACGAACGTACTGCGTCGCATTACCAGCGGCAGTTACTGCAATCGTTCCGCTTGTTGTTACAGGACTGCTTGCAACATTAAACGCACTTGGCATAGATAATCCAACTGAGGTAACTGAACCAGTTCCGTAGGCAGTAGAATCAACTGAGCCGTCAGCTTTTAAAAATTGTGCAGACGTTCCGCCAGCTTTTACAAATGTGCCAGCAAGAATAGATTGAGCGCCAAGGTTAACAGTTGTTACGGCTCCAGTATAAGGCACAAAACCACCGCTGGAGTTTTCCCATTTGCTAGTTGACGAATTGTAAACCAAAACTTGTCCATTGGTAGGCGAAACAATTGTCACGTCTCCTAATTGGTCCAAGTCAATGTCTGTTCGGTCTACGTTTTCCCATTTGCTTGTGGTCGAATTGTATTGCAATATCTGACCATTGGTAAGCGCTGAAATGTCAACGTCAGTCAAGCTGGCTAAAGTGCTTGGAGAACCTGCAAAAAGCGTTGATTTGGTAGTTTGTTTGTTTAAACCATCTTGCCAAATTAAAACTATGTCATTGTCGCCAACACTTGCCGCAATTGGGAAATCTATAAACCTTCTATTTGCCATTATGAAATTGGATAAACGTATGCAGTAGGTACTTGCCCAAAGGTAATTCTTGCAACTCGACTTGCCAAGTCATACTCCCAACCAATTACCTGTAATCTTACACTTGTGTAACCAGTATAATTTAACTCAGTACTCAAAAATCCATTGCCAAAAGAGTTGCCTTTGCGTCTAAATGACCCCTCTAATCGGTAGCTGAGAGCATTGTAAACGCTTAACACATTACGAGCATAGCAGTCTCTCAAAGTAGGCGAATAACCGCCTAAAAGCGCCTGATTTTCAAACGATATGTTGGTTTGCGTGTAGGTAATTGACCCGTTTGCATTGACTTGCAACAAGAATGTCGACGTTTGGTAATTGTTTCCATTAGAATCCTTTAAAAACACTTGCATTTGCACGTTTGCCTCGCCTGTGTAGTCGTATCCATTAAAGGTTATTGTCACATTTCTTTGCGTGCTGGAAATTGTTGTAACCGTTACGTTCAACTCAGCACTTGGAGGTGGAGGATTACCCGATAAGCTGCTAACTAAAATAAAAACTGAGTCAATTGTAAAGCCACTTGCTGCCACAAATTGACGCTGGTATGTTCCAGTAACTGTTCCGCCTGAGAAATTTAGCGTATTAGCGCCTAAAGTATCAGTCAATCTGTTTACTTGTGTAACCGCACCGCTTGGAATTCGGATAATATTAGGAGTTGACGCCAAAGATTTTTCAACAAAAACAATTGCTGGCAAATCACCAATTTTAAACCAGTTTTTAGATGCGGTAATGCATAAATCACTAAATCTTAGCGTGTCCTCTCGCAAACTTGTATAGGCTCTAGCAGTCTCGTAAATCTTTTTTACCTCTGTCGGGTTCTTTTTACCCTCAAAAGTTGACAAAATCTTTGCGCTAGTAACAACTGCGTTGCCAGTCTCGCCAAAGTATTTAAGTTCAATTGACAAAAAGCCAGCCGTTGGCAACACAAAGCTTGTAAGTTTAAACTTGCGCTGGTCGTCGTCTCTTGTTGAATAAAAAACAAACGTGTTATAAGTTTCTTTCCAGTCTAGCAATGTCAAGCTGCCAACGATTGTAGTACCTAAATACCTTGTCGTATTGCTAGAGTCTACGTGCTTAACCGCAATAGCCAACCCACTTGCAGCAGTCAAATAGTTAATGTCAACCTCCAAGTCAAGGCTTAATCCAGCAAAATCCAAGAATACTGGCTTTGATGTAATTGGCTGGTCTGTCTCTTCGCCATTAGGCATAAAACGAATGTCCCAAGAAACCCCTTGCTCGTCATCGTAAGTAGTTTGCGAAGGAATATTATTTGGGAAAACTTGAATAATAGGCGTATCAGGGTCAGGCGTTACAGTCCAATCGACTGGCTTGTAAGGACCTTCTAAATACCAACTAGCCTCGTTTAATTGCTCGCCATTTGCAATAATTGACTGACCCAAATCGCCTTGCGTAATTGTAAGTTTTTTAATTGGTCTTTGATACTGCAAAAGCTGGTCGGCTTCTACTGGCACCCAATCTGTATTGATTCCAGTTTGGTCTGCAACTGTCTCCAATGTCATTGGATTATTAGTTGATGAGGTCAGTTCGCCAGTAAAGAAATCGTAAAGGTAAATTACGGTGCTAGAAATATTTCTCGCAATCGGTCGCTGAATAATCCATTTTTCATTTGATTGAAATAAGACCCAACCAAATGTCCTGCATACCTCTTCTAAAAATTGAAAGGCGTTTAAACCCAAAGCATCAAACGTGCCAGCTTGGACCAACAAATTTTCGTTTTCATCTTGGCTAAAAATAGACTTTGTGTTGTCCATTACCAACCCCTCATAAAGGTCGTTACAGATTTCAAAATCCATAGCAAGACCAAGGCTATTCAACTGCTGAAAAACCAAAGTTCCCAAATCGGTATCAACGCTTGGACCAGTTAAAGCAACTTCTTTAAGTTGAGCCAGCGCATCTGTTGCAGTCAATACAACTGGGTAAGGTGGGTCTTGGAATGGCTCGCCAACAATGTCATTTAATAGATAGCCTTTAAATACAATATTACCAGCAAATTCGTGGACAACGTAAAACTCTCGGTCAGAATAGCTAAAGAAATTTCTAAAGTCTGTGTTTTCTGTCGAGTAAAAGCTAATGGTTAACGTGCTTGACATAATTGACGAAAGAATATCCTCGTTATCCTCTCTCTCGTATGTGTGAACCGCTGGTGCATCGGTGGCAATTAATTCAGTTGATGTGCCAACAAATCCATCTTGGTAAATGCTTACAAGGTTTGCGTTGTTGTCTACGTCCTTAAATGGAATCGTGTATTTTAAGCCGTATGCCATTGGTTAGAATTTGCGTTGTCTTGTTTTATGCGCTCTGTTTAATGTGCCAACTAGGTTGTCGCCGCTAATTGTAAAGGTAACATTTCCGCCTAGCATATTTTGCAATTTGTTCAAAGGTGCAATTACTTCGGGGTTAGTACGTGCGCCTGTGTATTCACCAACAAGCGCTGGAGTTGGTCCTGATACAATGCCTCCCTTTGCAAATGGAGTAAGTCCGCCTATGCCGTATGCTTTTCCACCTTTTAATAGTTTGCCTAGTCCTGTTGTACCTCCAGCCGCTTCTCCAGCTTTCATTACCAATCCGCCAGTTAATATGTTCAAAGTTAAAGCCGCTGCAATAGCTGCAACAAATCGAATAATTAAAGCTTTTAACGAATCCATTATTCCTTGGAATATGGCTTTACCTCCTTCACCTAGCTGACTAATTGTTTGTGCAAACATATCGCCAACAAATAAAGCGGCATTCATATTTTGAGCAACTAAAGCGGTTTCATAAGCCATCTGCGTTTGTGCATCTTTAGCCGCATTCATTCTAATAATTGCGTCCTCAGGTATTATAATCCCCTGCATTGATGCGCCAATCTGCTTATTAAGAGCCAAGATTCTTTGCCCAGCGTTTTCCATTATCTTTTGGCGCTCGGCATCAGCATTTCTATTTACATCTAAATTTCTTTGCCCAAATGGGTCTCTGTCAGCTAATTGATAAGTTGCTTTTACGTGCTTTTCATACTCTTCCGATTCTTTACGCAGCTGCTTAATTTTGTCATCATGTGCTTTTTTTAGCTTTTTAGCTAACTCATCGCTTATTTCTTTAGCCTTTTCCTTTGTTTCATTTTCTTTTTTTAACGCTTGTTCTGCTTCAACTGCCGCTTTTTTAGTTGCGTTAATTCCAATTGCAACACCTTCCATTCTTGCTGCATAAGCTGGGTCAATAAACGAAAGCAATTGTCGACCAAAAGCTTGTAAACCATTATCGCCAGCCTCTTGGGCAACTGTGTTAACTGCATTTAAAGAGGTAACTAAATCGCTTAAAATTAAATTGGATAATTGCAGAACACTAGAAATTAATCCAGTTGATGATGAGCCAATTGCTAATTGTAATTGCGTAAAATTGTCTTGCAAATTAGATATTTGACCTCCAACAGTTTCAGAAATTGCAGCCATTGAACCGCTAACTCCTTCAGCATTTCCAAGACTTATTAAATAGTCCTTAATTGCCTCATCTGTTTTTTGTACCTCGGTAGTTACACCTTTAAAAGTAAATGCAACCCTATCGCCTTCAGATTTTGCACGAATTCCAAATTCTTTTAAACGTTCAAATTCGCCAGTCATTGCGTCCAATGCAGCTTCTGTAAGCTGGTCAAATGATTTTCCAGTAGAGGAAGCTAAATCCCCTAATGCAGTCATTTGGTCCAATGTTGGTCTAAAACCTCTATTGGCTAATTTTACAAATGAATCTGTTAACTCATTAACTTGAAAAGGAGTTTTTGAAGCAAATTCGACAATGTCTCGCATTGCAACTTGAGCCGCTGACTTGCTGCCAAGAGTTGTTGTTAAAACTGCCTCCATTTTTTGGAACTCAGCAGTAGTTGCAATAACTGCTTTGCCAAAATTTAAAAGCATATCAGCAGCAAATAAGCCACCTAATGTTTTTCCTAAATTTCCAAAAGCAGTAGTTAATGATTTGGTTGATTTAGTGCTTTCGCTATTTCCTTGAGCAACCTTTTTATTTAAATCATCAACCTCCGACCTTACATCGGACATTGCTTTGTTAAATTCTTTTAACTGGGCGACAATGTCAACATTTAATTTTGCGCTCATTTTATGGTCTTGGTTATCGTATCAAAATTGGCTTCTTCTTCAAATTTAAGGTTTTGCCATTGTAGTCCAATTTGGTACGCTCTCTGCTTCTCTTCTTCAGTCGGAATCACAACTGGTTTGGCGTCTAGCAATGGAATTTTCCAGTACTTATCAGGCTTCCTTATTAGGTCGGATTTCTTTGTAACGTTTACGTTATTCATTTGCACCCAAAGAGTCCTAAATAAATTCTCCTCTTTGCTTTGCCGCATAGCATAACCGTAGGCAATCGACTGATACTCGGCAAAAGACATAAAATAAAAGGAGTCAGGTGCAATACCTAACTCCCCAATGGCGTAATGGCAAACGTCTCTAAATGTTATTTTTTTTTTGACTCTCCAGCGTCTCCACTTGGATACTCCACTTTTGTAATTGCACTAATTCCTTGCATGATAACGACCACCACCTTGCCAATTTCGTCTGTCGGATTTGTGTCCACCCAATCAATGATGTCAACAAGTTCCAAAGTAAATTCTTTGTCGTGGTAAAGCGCATCGACATACAAAGCCGCATAAATAAACTTAGCGATTGCCTTAATTTGACCGACTCCTGTATGGGTTAGCGCCTCGATTGTTTCTTGGACATCGTAGCCAAGACCTTCGCTAAAATGCAACAAAGCACCCATACCAAATTTGACGGTATAGGTGCTGCCATTAATTGTGATTATTGTTCTGCCTGTGTGATTCATAGGCGAAAGATAATACTAATTAAGTTGATGCTGGTACTACGGTCGCCTTTAGTAAAGGACCTTTTCCAGTAAATTCTACTGAGTAGGTTACTGCTGATTCCATTTCTGCACTTACAGAGATGGAGGCAACAGATGCGTTTCCGTAAAATACTAGGTCGCCAGTTACGTTGGTGGTAAATTTAAGAGCGACAACAGTACGACCACTCAAAAGATTGTAAATGTCTCCAACGTTGTTTGTGTCGTCAAATGCAACCAATCCGTCAGTAGAAACAGACCAGTCACGAAGACCAGCAATGTGGTCCGCCCAGCCGCCATCATCTTTGCAAGTTGCATCTGCAAGGTCAACGTTTACAGATAGTTCTGAGGAGGTAGCGCATCCAATCATTACGTTACCAAGGTATACGTTTAGGAGCGTTCCGTTAAATTTTCCAGTAGTAGGCATATTTTTTAGAGTTAAATGCTATTTTTTTTTAAAAATAAAAGGACTTGCAAAAAATGCAATACAATAAAAATTAAGTATAAACCAAAAAGTTGCCGTCTTGGTCAATAATGATTTCAAATAATTCGTCAATTATAAATCGTTCGGCTGGTAAAATAGTTGGATAAAGTCCGCCAACACCTTTAAAGCTTACTGAAATACTTGCAGCTTCATCCATTAATGCTGACTGGCTTATTGACTCAATCGTTGCCAATCCAATAAATGTTAAATTATCCTCTTGCCCAGCTGACAAATAAACTCGCTCACGATTAACGTAAGCGGTGTAAAGGTCCCCAAAAGAATAGCCTTCTTGTATAAAAAGTGAGTCGCTTGATAATGACCAAGAACCAAGCTTGGAAATATGGTCTGCAAAAAATCCTGACTCGTTGCTTGTCTTGTCCAACTGGCTCATTTCAGCGGACAAATTGTAAGCAGTAGATTTGGCAATCCTAGCCAAGCCAACCGAAACAAATAAAGCAGAGCCGTTAACCTTACCCATCAATCCAGTTTTCAATAGTCATGATTTCCCGATGCACAATATTTGTGTCAGTAATGCTGGAAAGGCTAGTCTGCTGCACAAGTTTAGCGGTTACAATCTTGCCAACTTCTAGCGCTAAATAGTTTTCAGGATAACGGCAAACAATTTGCAAAATAGAGTCTGCAATTGTGTCCGCATCAAAGCGTCCGTATGGCGCAATCCCAGCGGTTACAACGTCCAAAGTAATTGTGGTAATGTAATTATACTCTTGGTTGTCTTTGTCGTCCTCTTGGGTCTGATTTGTGATAAGAATGTAAGGGAAATTGGCATCGTCAGGCGCAAATGTATCGTAGCAAAGAACTGGCGCACCTTTGTAAGTAATGGTCCCGTTTAAAGCTGACCAATAAGCCTTGCGAACAAACTTTTTAATATTTCTCATTTCTCAAATAATTTTTTCAATGTGCGCTCAATATTTTTTGGCAACTCGGTTCTTTGCTTAAAAACTGCTGGGTAAAAGAAAGGGTCAGCATCAAAGTTTCTTTTTCTTCCAGTTGTACCTTTAAATTGCATTGCAAAGGTTTTTAACTCCGTTGGCACTACAACACCTCCACCAGTTCCAAACTCAATATAAGGCGCATAAAATGCTCCTACCTCTACTCCTCCAGTCACTTCGTTTTTAGTTACTTTTATTGGCGTTGACTGAATGCTTTGCTTTAATGCTCCTCCAAATTCTTTTCCAACTCTAACATTTGACGCAGCTTCTGTTTCGATTGCAAGCATGGAATCCTCCACCTCTGCACGTACAAAGTCAGCAACGTCTCCCTCTAAATCTTTTAAATATTTATAAAAGGCATTAAGGCTTTTTTTGTCAAAGTTTATACTTATCATTAATCTCGTTCTTTAGCAATTAGCTTAATCATTCTGTCGTATTCTAGCACGTCAATTATGTTGTCAATAATTAGCGTTCTGCCAGCATAAAGAATGTGCATTGACTTGGTAATTGTAACCAAGGGATTGTCTCGAATGATTATTTCCCAAGAGTTTTTTATAACCATTTGGTCCTCGCTATTCTGTCGAGTTCCATTTAGGTTAGTAACCTTTGCCCAGCACGTATAAGTGACACCCATTGAAGAGTAGTAACCTCCAAAGCCATCCGCAAATAGAGTTGGGTTTAGGAATTGTATGCGCTCACGTAAATCGCCAGCTTTAAGTTCGTTGTTAGTCCTCATGCACCAAACCAGTTGTAAGTTTTATAAGGCATCAACAATGCTTTTACTCCCAAAGGTGTTTCTGCCACAATAGTTCCAACAATAAGGTCCTCACGTCGCTCATACATGGTATTAACCATCATTTTAATTGCAAGCTTAATGTCTTCGGGAACTGTTGTAAATCCAGCGGTATAAACCATTTTAAATTTAAACGACTGATTATTGCTTGTAATAAAAATCTTAGGAAACAATCCAATGTTTAACTGGTATTGCAAAGGCGTTTCAACATTGTTTTGGTCAATAGTTACCACCTTAGTCACGTCACTTGCAGAAATTAAAGGACCATAAGGCAACTGCCATTGATATGGGAAAGAAAAAGAATCAATAGTAACAGTCTTACGAATAATTGCTTTACCCATAAATGATTCGCATTGTAGTCTAGCCATTTTTATAAGGCTAGTAATTAAGGTGTCCTCAAGGGTGCCGTCAATTCTTGCGTATTCTTTTGCCTCTGCCAATGTAACTGGCTCAGTAACTGGCGCAACGTCTGCAAACTGAACTGCGTAGCCTGTAAATGACAGGTTGCTTGGTGTATATAATAAATCACTCATTGTATGGTTTCTTTGCTTTGTCAACGATAAAATTAAAGAATCTTTCCAACTCTTGGTCTTGGTATTTCAAGCGCTCCTCGGCAAGGTTGCGCATTATGTTTTGGTGAAAATCGTAAAGTATTTCGTCGCTCATCAATTCCTCAATCTTTGCAGCCATTCCGTCAATATCGTCACGCTGGAAATATAATCCAGCAGGTCCAAGGCATTCCTTTAATCCATCTGTTGGTGTGCAAATAACTGGCAGCCTATTAATGGCAGCCTCCAAACCTACACGTCCATAAGATTCGTAGGACGATGGAACAAGAACAATATTTGTTTTACCATAAATTAAATGCACGTCGGGAGTTTGTGCGACATACTTTAAATTTTTTAGCGTATCGTCAATTATTTGCTCGCCATAGCTTCCAAGAACTCCCAAAAACTTACGCTTTGGCAATCGCTTCGCTAGTTCAATTAATATCTGACCGCCTTTGTTTTCGTTGCAATTTATTAGCGTAATGTATTGCCCATGCTTTCGGTTGTACTTTACATCCTCAGGGAAAATTGGAGGCTTGCAGACAATAGAGGCATTTGGATAGGGACCATTGTCCAAATTCTTTTCGTTTGCCTTATTGTTGTAAACAACGTGAATGTTTTGCTGCTTAAAACGGACATTTCTGTAATCTGAATCGTTGTGGCTTAAAAAAATCAATTGCTTTTTAAACCTCATGCACCAATTAATCGCAACGCCAGTATTGTCCAAATGAGTAAATACAACGCTTGCATTTTGTAAGGCTAGAAAAAAATCGTTTGAATAGTAGCCAGTTATGAATTTTATAAAAGAAAACTTTTCACCATCGGGATAAATTTGACTTTCGGGTAAAATAACCTCAATGTTGCAGCCTTTTTCGTGAAAATATTTGGCATAATGCTGCACCGTCCACTCGGCTCCTGAGTTGTGCGTGCCTGCCCAAGCGTGTACAAAAAAAACTATATTCATGCTTTTTTCTTGTTGATTCGTTTAAAGGTATTGATTTATAGATAAATAAAAAAAAACCCCGACTATTTGTCGGGGTCTTAATCAAACTAAACACCTATTCACTTATGATGCAGAACCGTTAGCAAGAGCGGCAGCAAATCTACCGAATACCAAAGCCTTAGAGTTGTAAACTGCAAATGCAATTCTTTCCTCAACTCGTACAGTTACAAAGTTCTTAGTTACGTTGTCAGCATCTTGCTCAAAGAACTCAAGAGTTACGCCCTGACGAACGAACAATTGGGAACCAAGCGCCCAGTCACCAACGAAGAAATCGCCAGCAGTTACGGCATTGATTGCATAAACAGGAACTCCCATGATGAACATTTGTCCGCCAGTCATAGAAACGTAGCTAGGCAAGATATATGCACCGCTAGTTTCCTTAACGGATACCAATTGCAAGTAATCGCTTGGGTTGATAAGGATTGCATTTGGAGCATATTCATCTTTGGTAGTTTGAACAACCGCAGCAGCCAAAACGTCAAATCTGTTGATTAGAGTACCAAATCTTACAGTTGTCCAAGCAGAGCCATCAGTTGCAACACCATGAAGGTTTTGACCAACACCACTTCCGTAAAGGATTTGGGTGTCTTCTACGTTCAACAATTTGCTAGGCGCACGGCTAGAAAGGTAAGCGATAAGACCAGGAGTATCGTCCAACATTTCTTTTGTCAATCGCATAAAAGTTGGGATAGTTCTTACAGAACGGTCAACCGCAGCCAAATCGAAATCAGACTGAGGCTTCAACAAACCTTGTGCAGTTGGTGCAGCAGCATTGTCGTAAGCGGTCTCACGTACGAAACGGATAAGGTTAGAGGAGGTCTGTCCAGTAGGGATAAAAGAACGAACGTGTACTCGTCTATTTGGGTCAAACTTCAAATCAGGAACTCGGTCAGCTGGGATAACTTCGCCAGTGTAAGAGTTTCCAATTGTCATGTCTTCCTTCAAGTTAAGGTCCAACTTAACTTTGTTAGCGTTTCCGCTCTTGTAGTTACCGAATGCATCAGAAGAAAATGCTTTCTCCAATTCGCTAGAGAAAGAATGTCCTTTAGCAGCGCTATTAAAGCCAGCCTGAGTTCTTGCATCTACTCCGTCCAACTGAGCCTGAAGAGCATCAGCCTTTTCGTTTAATTTAGCGGTCTCGGCAGAAAGGGACTTTCTGAACTCCTCACCAGCTTCTTTCATAGCCTTTACGTCAGAAATCAAAGTTTCGTTTGACTCCAATTTCGCAAGTACTGAATCCAATTGTGATTTAATTGCTTCCATTGTGTTTTAAATAAATTTTTTAAGTTTTGGTATAAATTCGAACTCCAAAGCCATTGCCAAGGTCGGGTCTAATACGCTTTCGAATTGACTTGCATCGGATTCTACGGACTGGACTGATTTTGTTTGCAATGCCTTTAAATGTTCTTGAATTTGCTTTAATCCGATTTCAAGCTGAATCATTGACTCGTCGGTAAGGTTGCCATTTCTTAGAATGCCACAAAACTTTGCAATCATCTCCTCGCTTTTAGGCTGGTCCCAGCTTTTCATTGATTCAATCGGTGTGTTTGGATTGGCTCCCCATGTAACGGTTGAACCCTCCCAAAGTTTAATCTCTTTAATTTCTCTATAACCAGCCTTATTGTCTGCCTTAACAATTTCAAAGCCAACTGAATGCTCGTTAAAAACGCCCTCAGCATAAAGCTTTATTACGTCCTTGCCGTAGCTTGTTTCGGTAATCTTAGAGGTAAAACGTAATCCTTTTGCGTCCTCCATTAATTCCATTGGTTTTGCCAATGGCATCAAAGGATTGTGTTGCAATAAGTGCATGATTCGATTGCGTCCCATTGGTCCGTTTTCGGCAACACTTTTCTTGTAAGCACCTGAAACGATTACGTCGCCATCAGAATCAATGTTGTTAAAAGCGGAAAAGTAACCAGTCACGATTCCTTTTACGTCGTCAACGTCTTCGATAATTCCTTGGCTTATATTCTTGTAAATCATGGTCTCTTTTTTTGTAAAAATAAAAGGGTTAAAAAAAAATGCAAACCAATAAATTTATTGATTGATAAAATGAAAGGCTTTTGCCTCGCTTTCCTCAAATAAGCTTGTATAATCTTGGAAAACTCCTTCGATGTCGCTTTGACTTGGTCGCTGAAAAGAAAGGAATGGAGCGCAAATGTAAGAGTTACCTTTTGGGTGTACTTTTGTCCTAAAATGCTCGTCAATTGGAATAGATAATTCTAATCCTGCCATTTCCTTAGCAAATCGGTATGAATAAAGAACTGCGTGAGTAGTCCAAGAGCCATAAGTGCGAACCAATCGCTTGCTGACTCTGTCCATTCTTGAATCTTTTATGTTAGCGCCAAGCATAAGCATATCCCAATCAGCTGGCAAGTCATTTATGCAATTAATTAGGTCGCTATAAGTACCTCTAAAGGTTGCGTCGTCCTCAAATATTAAGACATCGCTTTCGCATTGTGTAAAAATCTTTTTAAATGTTTTGTTTAATCCATACCAACCCCAGTCATGCTTGGTTGCGCTTACCCTTTCAAGATTAAAATGCGGAGATAACTCATTCATTGAGTCAATCCATTTGTCTTTGCGGTGGTCAAGATTTATAACGTGTGCAATCATTTTCTCATTGGTAATCCGTCAACGTCTCGCATAATTCTAAATACAACCTTGCATCTGCAATTGCAAATTTGGTCGGCTCCAGCGCCTTGCGTTCCGTCTGCTGGTTGTCTCATTTCGTCACCGCCTACAATAAAGTTTTGGTCAAATGGAATCCAAGGCTTGTTAAGCATTGCAGCGTGGTCAGGTCTAGTTTTGTTATCTGTCGCTGGAATCCATTTCTTTTCATACATAAAATCGGAGGTTGCTGCCGACTGCATTGCTGCGTTGTTGGTAGCTATTGCCATTTCTGTTCTTGCAATTAACTTGGCTCTATTCCTAAATATTACCGTTACCGAATCTTGAATGTTTCTAGCAATCTCTAGCGTGCCAAGACCTTCATTTAATCCACCTAAAACAATGTTGCGAATTATCTTTTGGCTAGTCTCGTTGATTTGTATTAGGGTTTGCGGCAAGTTTCTAACTGCAAACAAACGCATAAAGTCTCTCCAGCCTGCTCGCAAAGCTTCCTTAGTTGCTTTACTTGGTGGTTGTATTGCGTTATACATTGCCTCTGCGTAAGCCGTACCAGCAACAACGAAAAGGTTTTCCAATACGTCAGCCAAAGGCGCTGGAGTTATTAAATCAAAGCGGTTAATATTTCCGTCCGCCTGTTTAATAGCATCCAAATAAGGCTGCATTTGCTTTTTTAAAGCCGTATAGATTTGCTTTTCGTATCTAACCTCGTAACGTCTCTGCAATGCATCCAATTGCTTTGCAAGCGCTAAGTCTTTTTTAGTTGGTTTGGGCATAGTCTCCCAAATTTTCTAGGTCGTCAACTGGTTGTGCAGAAAACTCCGACAAAGTCATTAAGCCTTGCGGAATAAATGGCTGCTCCATCAAAACATTCTCATACTCGCCGTAATTCATGGCTGCACGTTTCTCGTTTGGAGTTAACCACCAAGCCTGTGACAATTGACCAACAAGCTTATCCATATCGTCTTGCATTTCAGGATAAGCCATATAATCAAAATCCAAGAACAGATTTTTATTGCCATAAGAAGCCAAAAGCCAGTTGTTAAGCACGTCTCTAATTTCAATATGCAAAGGTCTGACAACGTTATTAATTAGTGCCTTGTACGCAGTTTCAATGTTGTTGAACGTGCTTGCTTCTGTATCTCCAAGCAACTTAGCGTCTACTCCATAAACTCGGCATAAAGAACGCAAAATTACTTTCTGAGTATCAATAATAGACATATCGACCGCATTCATTCCCATTTGCACCCAGCTTAACTTGGCTGGAGTAATGATAACGTCGCCAGCTTTAGTTGCGCCTTGATAGTTGTGTGCATAATCCTCCTTTAGTCCTTGCGCTTGCTCTCGTGTAATGTTAACAGTACCGTCTCCAGTTAATATACCTCTTGCACCCATGTTTTGAAGCATAGATAAAAGCGCTTGCTTGCCATCGTTTGACGTGGTAAGGTCACGAACTGCGGAACGCAAAGGAGATGCGCCATAAAGATGGTTGGCAGTTCCAGCTTGGTAGCTTAGATTTATATTTTTTAAGTGACCTACGTTAGCAGCGTCAATTCTGTCGTATCCGTTGTAGGTTAATCGATATTCTTTAATTGGCTGGTTCAAACCTCCCGAAATAATCTCCATGTACTGGGCAGGCAAAGAATACAAAGCAATGATTGGAGCATTTGGTTGCTCTCCACGTCTAGCACCGTAAATGTATGCGTTGCCAGTTATTAAACGAAATGCGGCAATTTCTTTTAAAAGGTTGTCCCAAGTTTGGAACTCGTTTGGCTTTTTAAATAGCTTTTCAAGTTCGGGAATGTGTACCTCTTCCAACGCCTTTGTTTTAAGTCTTTCGGCTTGGAATTTTGCGCCTGAGTTGTCAAAGTTTCGGCTCATGGATTTGTAGTAATTCAAAGCCTTTTGGTCCTTTACCTCATAAACAACAATTGGAGCGGTGCTTACTTTGTTAATGATTAAGTTAATTATAGCGTAAAGGTCTGAGTTAAGGTAAAGACCTTTTTCGATAAAGTTTTGCGTTGTTGGTGCAGTCCAAATGACGTTGTTGCCCAAATAAGGAAAAACTGCATTTAGGTAAGTAGAATCTTTTTGGTTAAAACCCAGTGCGGCTTTAATTCTATCTATGTAATTCATTCCGTTTGCTTTTTTTGTAAAAATAGGGTAATAAAATAAAAAAATGATGCCATATCCTAAACGTGCCAAAATTTAGAAACAGACAACTTATCAAATGCGTAACGAATGGCGTCAATTGTGTGGTTAAAATCGTCAACTGGCGTGTCCGAACGCTTGTCATTCCATACGTAATTGTTTAACTCTTTAATGATTGTCTTGGATTCTTGCGATACCACAATTTGGTAGTCTTGCATTTTTTTAATTCCGTACCTAACCGAATCAGGACCTTTTGTACAAGGGATAATATTAAAGCCAAAATTGTAAATTTCATTAATCAGTCGAGGCTCTGCTGAGTCGGCAACAATCATATCATTAGGCTGGCAGTATTGACCAATCTTTTTAGCTATGTCGGTGGTTGTTAAGCCAGTTTCTGCAAAGCATTCTTGGCAATAAATCAATCCTTTGTCCTCATCAACGGAAACTTTTATCAATGTAGTAGGGTCAATGCTAAAACCAAAGTCCATTCCAAACCCAAAAGGCAATGACGTATCAAAATCAGCAATTTTCCAGTTTTCAAAGATGGCTCCCTCTGCTTTGTCCATCCAATTACCCATTACAATGTGATTAAACTTAGTCGGGTTTCGCTGCTTCATAGCCTCAAATCGAGCGACAACAGTACTATTTAGGTTGTCAATATTGTCTAAATAGGTCGTATGAATGTACGTGCAGTCATTTTTGGTGCCTGTAAAGCCTGAGTTTACCATGTAATCCTCAAAAAAACGCTTATAAACCCAATGCTCTTTAGTTGCTGGGTTCATTATAAGCAAAACTCTGTTGGGTTTGTCTACTGCACGCACAGATAAGTCAATGCGGTCAAAAATATCCTCGTCAACCAACTCCTCTGCTTCATCCATTACCCATGTTGTAACGCCAGCAATTGATTTAAGATTAGCCGTTGCGGTCCCTTGGCTAGTCTTTATGCCTCTGAATAGAATCTTGGACCCTGTTGCCTTGTTGATAATTTCTGATTGGGTTATTTCAAAGTCATCTGACTTATTCATTAACTCAATCTTGTCAATAAATTCAGGAATAATCGAAATAAACGCAGAGGTTAGCGTCCATCTAGTAAATAAAATGACGTGACCCTCTTGGTAGGTAAGGTTTAGCAGAAACATAGACAATGTCCACGACTTTCCTGAACCTCGACCGCCAGTTATAAGGTAATAACGTGTTTTTGGGACCTCTAAAAATAAAGGTTCGTATTTGTCAATTATTTGGATTTTATCCATTCAATTGGTGGTGTTACCTTTTCACCTAAAGTTGTAACGTCAACTACTTGCTTAGGCATTCCAAAGCGGTAGTTAAGCCAGCATTTGATGGCTTGTATGTCTCCGTCTTGGCATCTGTCCCAAAGCGCTTTCCAAGCTTGCTCAGGTACGGCAATAGCGTCCATTTGCTCAATGATTTTAATCTCATCGGCTTTTGGCTTTCTGCCTCCTCCTAGCCTTGCTCCTCCGTGTCCGTTGCTCATCTTGCAAAAATTTGTTTATTCAAGTAAAGATAAAAAAAAGCCTAACCAAAGTCAGACCTTATCAAATACCATTATCGTGTATCCAAACCAAGACGCATTGGTTGCAGCGTCCCTAATCGTTTGTGAATCCTTTGGATTGTGCTTAAATCCTCGGTCTACAATTTGCCCAATAATGCAGTCATTATTTGCACAATTAACGTGACCATCTCCGCCTTGACCTACTACCGCCCAGCTAATAATCAAATGCTTTTTAGCGTGCTTGGTAATGTTGTCAATAAATTGCTCCTCAAATTCTTTTGGAATATGCTCACCAACTTCAAGCGACAAAACAACGTCAAATTTTTTGCCCAAATAAAATGGTTTGGACAGGTCCAGCACTTTACCAATTCCACCGCTTATAATTTCTGTATTTGGGTTGCCGTCATAAGCCTCGACTTTAAAACCATTGGCTTTAAAAGCCTTTGCGTAGTCACCAAGTCCACATCCAAAGTCGACAACTGTTATTGCTTGCTTATCTGCTAAGTACTGGCATAGAGCAGCGCAAATGCTTAGGTCGTGTATGTGTCCTGTTTGGTCCGTTGTCTCCCAAAAACCTACCTCGTTAATTTTCATATTTTAAAATTTTAAAAAAAAGCTTGAGCAGAACCCAAGCCTTTTTACTTAACAAAAACCCAAAATAACTACATTAATATTATTGTTTGACCAGTCGGCTCGCCACTAAAATTGCAAAGCTTTCCGTTCCATTCAAATCTTACTTCTTTCTCTCGTCCTTGGTAAGCTGCTGCCAAAGTTCTTATTTGGCGTTGGACTATCTCCATGCTTTCAAATTTACCCTTCCCTTTGTTTGACCAAGGCGACCATTGTCCGTCCCTTAGTCGGTATCTAATCTCAAGCGAATAGTCAGGCTTTGAAATCGGGTAACCTTTAGCCATCTTTTCGCTTAATTACTACCTCCAAACCAATCTCGTCACAAATCTTTCGCAAGTTAAAAAGGCTTATAGATTCCAAGCCATTCTCGACATGGTTAATTGGTGCATGACTCAATCCAATTTTCTTGCACAAATCCAGCTGGTTGTATCCAGCTTGCTTTCTTGCTTTTTTAATTAGTAACCCTTCGTAAATGCTCATTTGCTTAATCTTTACGCAAATATAAGATTGCGATTTGATTCCAAGTTAAAACCAAGATTTTTGTTTAAAAAGGTAAAAGCTGATAAATACCCATTTGTATAAATTCTTCTCCTTTTTTGACCAAGCACTTGCGCACGTTTAACTCAAAAACATTTTTGTCGTCAAAACCGTACTTTTTCTGTGCAATGTCCATCAATAACTTAACTGGGTTGTCTAGGTCACTTGCTGAGTTGCTAAACCCAAAGAAAAACTCAACCCTAAGCATTTGACTTGTGTCTACTTTTGATGCTGGCATACGCAAAAGCATTGCCTTCTCGTAATCTTTGTAGGCTGGCGTTTTAAATCGTTTGCCTTGCCAAGCCAAATTAACGCTTAAAGGCTTTTCGTTTATTTTAAACTGAATCATTTGCACCGTTCATAAATCCAAGACCAAGCGATTGTCCACAAAGCAAGCAATACCATAAAAAGGAGCAGGCTAGACAATTTAAGCAGCAAAAGTAGGCTAATGCCTACCAGCGCTGCAAAGATTGCGTACAAATCGTTTTTTTTCATTTAGAAAGGTAAGTTATCGTTTTCGACAATGCGCTTCTCTGTAGGCTTGTTTGCTACCTGTACAGGCTTCCAATCGTCTACCTCCAAGTAATGTGTTGCTTTGCCTTCCACTTTCTCTTGCTTTTCCTTCATAACTAGGTTGACCCATTCGGTATCGTTGGCGTTTAGGTATGCCAACAATTTTTCTAGGTCAGTTCTGCTTTGGCTAATCTTTGTCATTGTGCCAAATTTGGTTTGGATAATCTTTGCGTTTCCGCCGTAAATCTTGCTCATAATTGTTTTGGTTATATTAATTTATCTAAATCCTTGTTTTCTCTAATTGCCTGTAAAATAAACAACTTCCAAATTTTGTTTTTAGTCTTGGCACCAACGCTAGTCTCGTCTACATATCTAACCGTCAAGCGTAACTCTTTGCGTACGTCGTTCTCCATATCCTCCACATTATACTCCCAAGGCTTTAAAATTCCTTTTTCTTGAAATTTATTAAACCAGTTCATTCCCCATTCAGCAATGTCTCGGCAAAATCCTGTCTCCTTGGCATACTGGTAATTATCTCTAAATATCTGCTTACCAACTTCAATCCAATAAGCAATCTCTTCGTTGCTTGGCTCTTTCTCTTTGTTGTTTAAAGCTTGTACTTCTTGCACAATTTGGCTTTGGTGATGCGCATAGTATTGGTTAATCCAAACGCTCACGGTCTTCTCGTTTACGTGGTAAAAATCGCCGTACTGTCCTCGCATACCAGCGTGCAGGATGTAGTCAACTCTTGCCTCTGTCATCCAGCCGTAGCTGCCAAACAATTTGCTAAGGCATCCAAGTAACTCGCTTGCCTCTTCCTTTTTGTATTCTTTAAATTGCTTTAGTCCGCAAACAAACTCCATCTTTCGGAGGTGCGTTAAAATAATCTCATTCATTATTTAGGTGTTTTTGTTTTTGTAAATCTTGGTAAAGTTCGTCAAATACGTTTTTGGCTTTGCTTTCTTTTTTCGGTATTGGGTTGCCTCTTTTTACCCAATTAAAAAAATGCTCCTTGGCAAACTTTTCATTTTCTTTAAAATCAGCCTTTAAGATACATTCTTGCCTAAAGGTATTCAAATGGTTTTTAACTTCTGTTAAATCAGCTTTCCAGTTCATTGCTAATCCTTCGAGCCAAATGTTATTATTCCATAATTGACGAAAAATCGCATTATGTGAATCCTCATTTACTTTACTTTCTTTTTCTTTAATTTCTTTTACTTTACTTTCCTTTAATTGCATTGCATCCGCATTGCGTTCGCTATGCGTTCGCATTGCGTTCGCATCATTATCTCGATTCCAGCGTTTCTTGGCTGATTCTCGTGCCTTTTCTGAACGTTCTTCCTTTAATTCCATACGTTTTAATAGGCTTTCAGACCAAAAATATTGGTCATCTAATTGAAATAAATCAAAGTCATTAATAAGCTTTTTTATGCAATCCTCATGCGTTTGCAATGCGAATGCAATGCCTTTGTAATGCGTTCGCATACGAAAGTCGCTTTCATTTCTTAGCATCTCAATTATTGCCCAAAACAACCCATATCCCTCCCAACCCATTTCCATTCTTAGCTGGAGAATCTTTGGGTCATCTTTGGCATTTGAATCGTGGGAAAAGTAATAAGCCTCTTTTTTCATAAAATAAAAAACCCCAACAGGTGAGAGACTGTCGGGGCAGGTTGAGTTAACCTATGGAATCATTCTTGCCTCTCACCTCAGGAATGATTCGATACACAAATATAAATCTTTTCGATTTATCCAACGAGTGAACGCTTCTTTAGTTGAAAATAAATACAACCGTAGGATAGTCCCATTTCCATAGCAATTACCTTAATTGGCTTTCTGTCTTGCCAGCCTTCAAAGATTAACTCCTTTTCGTACTTAGTCAAGTTTCTGCGTCTCATAGTCATTTAAAATTTGTTCAATAGCTGCTAGACAGTCATGGAATAGATTGCCACCTTGGTCAATGGAATTGTGGAGGCGTTCAAACAAAGTCACAAACTCGTGAAACTGCTTAATTGTTGCCTCGCCTCCGTCGTAATTTTCCAAGAATCTAAATGCCTCGGTTGATTTACGTTTTAAAGCGTTAATCATATTCTTATGCTTGGTTTTTAGGTCGCCATCAAATGCCTTGAGCATTGTCACGTCTTCGTAGTAATCCAGCATAATTTCCTGAAGAGCCAAGTATACCAAGTACTTTTGCGTTGCTCGGTGATTAAGTTCCAATATTATTTCCTCTCTAGTCATTTTTTAATAATTTTTGTTCAACTAAATTCCAAGTCATATTTTTCTAATTCTTGTTTTACTTGGCTCCAAAACTCCAATGTATCTTTTTGCCAATGTGAGTCATCTAATGTTTGAACTGTTTTAATAATGTTATTAACACAGATTATTGAATTCAATACTGCGTATTCAAAATCATTATCATTTTCCATTTCATAAGTAAGAAATTGACCAATTAATTCATCTACTTTTTCTAATGGTGTCATACTAAATCCTTTATTTTAACAAGCACGCCAACACTGGTGTTGTTGTCCCCACCTCTGACGTTTGGTCTTGCTTTGCCTTCGTCTACTAATTTTTTTACAAGCATTTTTAGTTCGTCTGTTTTAATTACAATTGCTTTAAATTCTGCGATTTTATAAACCCAATAATCGGCTTGAGTTGTGGCAATGCCTGAAAGTTTACCTCGGCTTTCGTATTCAATGTAAATGTTTCCAGTCCTTGCAGACATTCGGTCGGTCTTGACCTCAAATTTGGAATTACTTACAATGTCGTGAAACCAAGTTTCTCCCTCGACAATGCCATACTCTAAGTCGTATCTAAAATCGCTATTAAACTCCACGCTTTAAAAAGTAGCGTGCAACCCTCTTGCCATTCTCCAGTGTAACCATATCTGTCACCACGTTTAAACCTTTGTCTCTAAGGTCAGCAATTCTTGCGGCTAGTCTAAAGCATCCAAACTGGTTTAAAGCTTCTAGCTGGGTCAAGGAATAGCCATTTAAAAGCCATCCCTTGATTAGTGCGTTTTGTGAGTCGGTGTTTGTCATCAGTTCAAATAATCTAAAAGTAAAATACTTGCTTTAGTGTACTCCTCTTTAAATTCTTCCTCAGTAATAGCAATCAAATCTTGGCTGATTGTATTTTGATGCCATCGATTAGCTGACCAGCTGATTTGTAAAATTGAAATCTCAGGATAAAATAGCAAAGACTCGTATAAATTAGACTTTACAAATAGATAGGTCTTGTCATCCAAAATCATGTGATAATGATTTGCAATTTTAAAATACTTTGGAACAGTAAACTCGGTTTCCAAAAGAACTTGTGATGTAATTTTAATCGTTTCCATAGGTGTTTTTTTTTACATTTTTTCCATTAATTTCAATCCTAGCATATAACCCAGCGCAAAGATGGGTGACAGTCCTAAAATGATGTAAAGAATTTTTCCGATTACTCTACTTGCTTTTTTCATAGGTGTTTTTTTTTAAATGTTTAACAAATATTAAAAGATTCTAAGAAATAAAAAAGATTTTATATCTTTTTCTCAATCATTTTTTTAGCCTCAGCAACATCCAGCAACTTCTTAACCTTGCGGAATTCTATGTTTTGGTCCTCTGCTATTTCTCGGCAGCAATAACCATAAGTTGCCAAAGTTAATATTCGGCTTACTTGGTGGTCACTAAGTATCTGAAAAATGTTTTCATCCATTAGCTTTCGTGGGTAAATTTCATGCAGCTTTAGCTTTGTGTAAAGTAGGTAACCTACCTTTTCTGCATCCAATCCTAGCTTTGCAGCTATCTTTTTACGTGTAAAACCTTCGATGTACAAGCGCTTGATTTCGTCGATTATTTCTTGAGTTTCCATAGCCGTTCAAAGGTTTCGTTAAATGGTAGCTTTTCTGTTTGGTAAGTAGACTTAACGCCTCTTGGCGCTAGGTCTGCTGGGCGTTGTATCTCTCTGCCCAAATAGGTGTATTTGTTCATTTGATTTGTAAATTAAAGTTTTCAATTATTCTTGCTCCAGTAATATTTTCGCCTCGTTTGATGGCTTCCTTGATTGCTACCTTGTCAGCAGTTACCACGTTTTTAACGTTTATAAACTGGCTAGGTAAAGCCTCCACAATGTCAACCTCTACCGCTTCGCTACGGCGCAAACTAAGCTTGAATAAAGGACTTTCTATTTTGTCAATGGCACTTACCAGCATTGCCTCTCTAAGCGCATCCTTAAGCCTTGTAATGGCTCGCTCCTTACTGTCCTTCATTGCTTTGAGTCTTTTAATCTCTTGGTCGATTGCATCGGAATCGCTTTGAATGTTTGCAATTACCTTGGCGTAATTGCCAGCCTTGACTTGGAGTTGCTCTTGGTTTATTACGAGCATTTGCTCCAACTCAGGTGTTAACTCTTCGGTCTCCAATAGGGAGGCTAACTCTAGCGCCTCCCTTGTAATTTCATATAAATTTGCCATTATAGTAATCCGTCTAAGGTGTCCTTTTGGTCCTGTGTCAATTCGTATTTAGTCAAAGCATCCTTGGCTTGCTTGCGCTGGGCATCGGTTCCGTTTAGGTAGCGAACTATGTAGGCAAATTGCTCGTCTGTCGGCTTAGTTTTTACAACCGCTGCAACCTTTGGTGAATGGTCATTAGTTGCGTCAGGGTCTTTCGTATCGTCTATAAGAAAAAGACCGTTAAGCGCATACTTTCGAGAGTAACTGCTTGACGCTCCGAAACATTGCGCAACATCCATGCCCTTTCGGTTAATATCAATGCCAGCTTGCGCCGTAACTGCTCTGCCTTCCATGTCCTTCTGTATTGCAGCAGTAGACTCAATAAATACTATTCCTCCAACTTCTTTTACCTCATCCTCAATAGTCAAGGTGCATTCGTACTTTAATAGCAATGGTTTAAGAGCCTCAAGGATGTCCTCGCAGCTGCGATACTTGTACTTGCCAAAGGCATTAAACTGGTTTTTTGGAGCCTTTAACTCCGCTTGAATTGCGATTAACTCTTTCATAGGTGTTTAGTTGTTTAAATGTTACGTTCAATGTTTAGTACTACTTCGTAAATAAGAGAGTTGGTAATTGTCACCTCATCCCAGCCGTTGGTCTCTTCGTTAAACTTGGTGATTGCTTTGGTTGTCTCAATCTCAACCTCAACCTCAGAGTCGCCGCAGTAATCCCAGTCGGCTTGCTCGCCGCATTGCTTGACCTCGTAATGACCAGTCCAGCAATACTCCTCACCTTCGTAAAAGAATAGCACCTCTTGGTCGAGGTACATTTCAGAATCGTTAAATAGTTTTCCCATAGGTGTTTTAAGTTAATATGCCCATTTTGCTTTTTTATGCATATCCTTACATAGTTTGTCGTCAAACCAAGAACTAAGGGTAATGCTTTTACACTCTATTCCTTCAAAAAATCTTTCACCAAAATAAACTGTAACGATTTGGCTTTTAGGAATCCAATTACCGTCTACCAAAATAGCATTTGGGGTTACGAATTCCACCAAATAACCAGCGCCTCTAAAGGAATCATTCATGTCAAAAGCTAGTAAATCGCCTTCTTTGATTCCATCAATTCTTTCAGATAAATTTTTCATAAATAGTTTTTTAGGGTTAAATGAATGACCAAAATTAAATAAATAAATTAGAATAAAAAATATTTCTAACTTTTTTTTTAACAAAAAGCGATATTTTTTTAAAGTCTCGTTTTTTATGCTTTTAACTTGCGTATGGAAGAGGCACAAATAATTAACCCGTTTGGCTACCTAAGCGCAACCAAGGTGCTAGATGAGAACCGCAAGCCAGCTGATTGGTGGCATGAATACCTTGAGTTTAACCAAGCCGTTGCAGAGAATGAATTCTACATTCTGTTTGCCGATGGATTGCTAGTCAAAAAAGGAAAATCTAAATTTACGACCTCTCAATATGTTAAAGGCGAAAAATACGTGGACTTTAAGACGTTTTACCACCAAGCGAAACTTGAAAAAGATTCCTGCGATGCTTGGATTTTGTATGGTGATAACTTGCCTTATTAAGTGGTGGCTTGAATTTATAAAAATACATGGATAAGAATTTTTTTGCCGTACAAGTTACGGTTGTACTTGAGGAAATACGGGATTTGCTAATTGCTAAAAATCAAAAGTACGGCAACTCAGCGCTGGAACCCCTTGGAGTATTTAGTCAGTTGTCCGCAAAAGAAGGACTACTGGTCAGAATCGATGACAAGCTAAAGCGAATAAAGAACGGAAGCTTAGAGAAAGATGATGAGGATGTGGTAAACGATTTGATTGGTTATCTAGTGTTGCTAAAAATAATTGAAGACAAATGAAACAGACAGCAGTAGAATGGTATTTTACGGAATTATGGACCGCACCAAAGGATAAGTTTATTTGGCATAGCATTTTAATAAAAGCCAAAGAGATGGAGAAGGAGCAGATAATAAGAGCAAGAATTGATGGAGATGAAAATTATACATTAGTAGGAAATAAAAGAAAAGAATACGCAGAACAATACTACAACGAAACCTACGAAAAAGATGCCTGACATCACCATGTGCCTAGGGACAGATTGTCCCTACAAAGAAACTTGTTACCGCTATACGGCAAAGCCTAGCGATTGGCAAAGCTATTTTTCTGTTCCACCCATCAAAGATGGCAAATGCGATATGTATTGGGGAGACAATGCAGAAGCTATTTTTAATCAGCTTAAAGATATTGTCAAGCCTAAATAGGTATCTCGGATAATATCCGAATTAAAACAACTTTTTAGACACTCCAATCTGATGTATCTTGTCCATTGGCTGGTACTGATACTGAAACAAATACTTATTGTCTAAGTAGGAAACTGATGCACTCGGTTTTAACAAAGAGTTGACTCCTGCACCCAAGTAAATTCCTTTAGGTTTTTGGACAATTGTCTTGGTTTCTGTGTTGGTTATTGTATTCGTAACGACTGGTATTTTAAAATCATTCGTAGCGGTCATTTTTAGCACTTCTCCAATGACTTCACCGCTTACATTGGTACTTCCATACTCAAAAGGAAACGACGCGTTAAACTGGCTAATTTGTGGCTTAAAATCAACAACTACTGTATCTCTTAAAACTTCGGTTTTTATCTTGGTTTTAGGAATGTAAACTGTCGACAATTTGTCGACAAACAAAGTGTCTGTTTTTGTCACGGTTTCAAACTTGTAGACAGTCTCCTGCTCGTGTCTTGGGTAAACTACAAACGTCAAAACCACGCCAATTAAAAAGGCGACAATTGCTATGCGTATGCGCTCGTCATCCAGCAACTCTTTCATTTATCTAGGTCTATATTTTCCTCGTAAAGCAAAGTCCTAAGCTGGTCTCGACAAGCTTGAAAAACTTGATGCTGGTCATCGTTTAAGTCTTCGTATTTAATCTTAGACCGCAACCATTGGTCAAATTCATTTAAAACGCAATGCATTCCGCTTGCATTTACCGCCATGTACCAGCCATGTTGGTCTTCAGGTAGTTCAAATATTAGCTTAGCTTTCATTTTTTCCAGCGTCTTGGTGTTTTCCCGTCAAAATATAGGTCATAATGAATCCAAGTGCGATAAATACCTAAACCGCCTTGCTTCATCTTTCCTTCTTTAATCAACAACTCGATTGCTTTAGCTACGTCTTCGGGTTTAATTTTGGCAACTTGGATGTCCGCAGCCATGCCTAGCACATGGAAGCTATTAGTTGCTCCGCCTATCTTCTTGTTATGCTCCCTTGACCTAAAGCCTGACGTTACACGTATTGGCTGACCAATATGCTTACGCAATACCTCCAAGTTCTTGGCTAGTTCAGTCAAGTTTTTCAGAACCTCACCGCTAGGAGCAGTTCCATCGGCAGAGGCAAATTCGTCTAGGCTAAAGTTTGTCGAGAGTTTCATAGCGGAAATTTACAAGAATCGACTAGCAATTCCCAAGTATCATTTTCTTTGGTCCTAATCCGTCTGCCATCTAGGTTTAAAATTCTGCCTCCAGTTGGCTTAATTGGTGCGCCTCGTTCAATATGCCAGCCTCCAAATCCGTCTTCATATTCTTCCTTATAAGCGCCAGTAATGGCAAGGTGAATTTGCTTTTGAATTAACTCATGGCAATGCTTTCCTGAGTTATATTGTATTGCATCCCTAGCATCATTTCTGCTAGAGTTTTCGTGGATGTGACCCATTATAAAAACATCCATATTTTCATACATTTCAAGCGCTCTAGTTAAGTTAATCGCTCCCTTAGTTACCACTCCACCGCCTCCGCTACCATGAAAGTATTTAACCATCTTAGTCATAAACGTGTTTGTTTCAACTTGCTTTTTAACAACAAGCCAACCACCATAACCGCCAGTATGCACGCTAGTTTTATTAGTGTAGTTGAGCAAGTCAACAAATCTCTGCAATGGGTCGGTCTCAAGATTTTTGATTATAGCAGTTTCGTGGTTGCCGTAACCAATAACAGTTAAAAGGTTGGCGTATGGAGACCACCAATCTACTGCATCCTCAATTACTGCATCAATATAATTAGCCTTGTTATGCTCAGGCAATACATCCTTTTTGCTTCGTCTTGGGTCATATTTACCCTGCATCAAACAAAAAAAATCGCCGTTTATAAAAATTGGCATTTCTTGCTCTTTGCAATAGTCCAAATGGCGTTTTAGTTTTTCTCGGTCGCATTTAGGGTTGTCCCAGTGAATATCAGATAACAACGCAATTTTGGACTCTTTTAGGTCAAGGTTGATTTGGTGCAAATTCCTTGATATTTTCTTTATCTCCATTATAGGATTAAGCTAGTGACGATTGTTTTTAGTAATTCAAAGAATGCCCCAACGCTATGCTCAGGCAATAGAAATGCAGCGGTTCCTCCGACTACAATTAAAAAAACCGCCCATATTCCTAGGCGGATGTATTTTGCTTTATCTTCCTTGACCACGATACTTCTTTGGCTTTTGCTCACTCTTAGAATAAGCTTTCTTGGCTTTGCCGTTTCTACGCTTACCGAATGAGTTTGGTTTAGTTGCTTGTACTGCCTTCGCCA